ATTTCATTCAGCCTCACCATGAGATTGCTGAATTCTATTTTGGTAATATCGATGTACGTCACCATCTCTGTCGTCAGCCTGATCCTGAAATGGCTACTCGAGATTTGGCGAATAGATACTATACACAACTCAGCAGTCTTGATCTTGCTAAGGTCTATGCATACGAGTTGCTTCCTATCGAACATGAATCGCGAGTCCTGCCAAAGACTGGTTACTATAAAGGTACTCCGTTCTATGGTTCATGGGAAGATCGCAACAGATGTCGTCTGATCTTCAAGGATGAGATGAGAAAGCTGTGTGCTCGCGGCAGTGTCAACTTTATCGAGTGGGTTGATCCACTTCTCAATGACAGAGGTGAGCTCGACTTTGAATGTATGGAAAAGCCAAAGTCTGTGCATCTCTCACGTAATTCATATCCGCACTGGCAAGGTCGTAAATGGAGCGGCCTGTCAGAAAATAAACCTGCAACTCTTGAGGACTTTTTTACATAATGAGCAAAGATAATTTTATTCCCGGTTTACCAACGAAGCATCTCATTGATTATAAATACAACGAAGGCGAATCTCTGAAGGAGATCCAGTCTTACATCGATGCTACTTACGATCAGCATTATTCCCGAAATAAATTTCAAGCAACAGAATTCATCATTGATGCTGGTCATGGAACTGGTTTCAATATCGGGAATATGATGAAATACACGCAACGATACGGTCGCAAAGGCGATCCTGCCGAATGGCGGAAAGATCTCATGAAGGTCATCCACTATGCAATTATGCAACTCCACGTCCATGACACTGAATATAAGGATTAATTATGGGTATTGAAATTAATGTTCCAATGGAAGAGCTACGCAAGCGCAAGCTCTTTATTGCCGCACCAATGTATGGCGGCCAATGCGCAGGTATGTTTACACGTTCGATCGCAGATCTCTCAGCACTCTGCACACACTATGGAATCCAAGTCAGATTCTACTTCCTCTTCAATGAATCACTGATTACTCGAGCACGTAACTACTGTGCCGACGAGTTCATGCGTTCAGGTGATACTCACTTAATGTTCATCGACTCGGACATTGGATTCAACCCTAACGACGTAATCGCTCTGCTCGCACTACAGAATCCAGATCATACACAAGACAACTACGATATCATCGCTGGTCCATATCCGAAGAAGTGCATCAGCTGGGAAAAGATCAAGCTCGCTGTCGATAAGGGTATGGCTGACGAGAATCCAAACGATCTTGAAAAGTTTGTCGGCGACTACGTCTTCAATCCGACCGGTGAAACTCGCGAAATTCCTCTCGGTCAACCAGTCGAAGTGCTCGAATCTGGTACAGGTTTTATGATGATTCGCCGTAACACTTTCGAGAAATTCCAAGAAGCATATCCTCAGCAGTTCTACAAGCCAGATCACGTTCGCACAGAACACTTTGATGGCAGTCGCGAGATCATGGCTTACTTCGATACGCCTATCGATCATAAGCGTACGAATATCAATGCCGAGCTTGAAGAATATTTGAAAAAGAATCCAAAAGCAAAAGCGAAAGATATTGTAGACTTTGTGAAAGATCCGAACAATGGTTTGATCAAAGATTACTCGAAGCGCTATCTCTCTGAGGACTATATGTTCTGTCAGTGGGTTCGCAACGCTGGTATGCATGTATGGCTATGCCCGTGGATGGAACTGAAGCACGTTGGTTCGTATGTATTCGGTGGTTCTCTACCAGATATTGCACGTATCGGTGCTGCAGCAACTGCAGATCCTTCTGCACTTGGTAAAAACAAATAAGTGTACAATTAATACAAACCTTGGTATATTGAATATTCCGAACATATGGAGATTTATTATGAAATTAGATAATGATACGTTGCAAGTACTCAAGAACTTCTCGGCTATTAACAAGAACATCATGTTCAAGCCTGGAAATGTGATCCGTACTATTTCGAGTACAAAATCTGTTCTTGCGAAAGCAACAATTAAACAAGAATTCGACAAGGGTTTTGCCGTATACGACCTCTCACGGTTTATCGGTACTCTTTCCTTGTTTAATGATCCTGAGATTGAAATCAAGGATTCGTACGTCGAACTCATCGAAGGCAACAACAAGTTTCAGTACGCTGTCACTGATCCTTCGCTGATCATCGTTCCGCCAGATCGTGAGATTGAATTGCCGAATCCTGAAGTCAACTGCTTGATTTCTGAAGAAACACTCAATCGAGTGATGAAGGCTCTGGCAGTTTCTCAGCTTCCTCATATCGCCATCGTCGGTAAGAACGGCAAGATCTTGCTTCAGGCAATTGATGCTGAAGGCAAGACGAACGACACTTACAGTGTTGAGGTTGGTGAAACTGAAGCTCGCTTCCGCATGGTATTCCGTTCGGATTGTATGAAGTTGATTCCAGGTTCTTATGACGTATCGATCTCTTCGAAGGGCCTCAGCCACTGGAAGGGTGCAACAGTAGAATATTGGATTGCTGTTGAATCCAACTCCTCGTTCGAGGCTTAATTGTGAATGCTGGTCACTAAGCCAGAGTCCGTGGATTTACGAACATCGCGACGGACACCTTTTTTGTGACGGAGATATATTATGCTTGAAGATTTTTTGTGGGTCGAGAAGTATCGCCCGAAGACCGTGTCCGACACTATCCTGACTGACGAACTCAAGAAGACATTTCAACAGTTCGTAGATCAGAAGAACATTCCTAATCTCATTCTCTCTGGAACCGCAGGCGTTGGTAAGACGACTGTGGCTAAAGCCATGTGTGAAGAGCTTGGATGTGACTACATCGTTATCAACGGCTCGATGAATGGTAACATCGACATGCTGCGTAACGACATCTCTCAGTTTGCTAGCTCTGTGTCTCTGATGGGTGGCAGAAAGATGGTCATCCTCGATGAGGCCGACTATCTGAATCCACAGTCCACTCAGCCAGCTCTACGTAACTTTATGGAGGAATTCAGTGCAAACTGTGGATTCATTCTTACTTGTAATTTTGTCGATCGGATTATTGAGCCGCTCCATTCTCGATGCTCGGTTATCAAATTTAAGATTCCTAAGTCAGAACTCCCATCTCTTGCCAAACAATTTATGCAAAGAGTATGTGGAATCCTCGAGACTGAATCGGTTTCTTATGAAAAAGCGGTCGTTGCTGAAGTCATCAAGACACACTTTCCAGATTGGCGCCGTGTTATTAACGAGCTCCAACGCTATAGCGCTACTGGCGGCATTGACACTGGGATTCTTAGGAATTTCTCGGATTCTGCTCTCGCTAAGCTGATCGGTTACATGAAGGATAAGAACTTCACAGCCGTTCGTAAGTGGCTTGGAGAGTCTGACATTGAACCTACTGAATTCTTCCGTGCCTTCTTCGATAAGGCCGAAGATCATATTGGTAAGGGTAGCATGCCTCAGTTGGTGTTACACCTCGCAAAATACCAGTATCAAAATGCATTCGCTGCGGATCCTGAGATCAACCTCATGGCATGTCTGACCGAGATCATGGCCGACTGCGAGTTTTTGTGATCTGGAAAAAGAAAACCTGCCCAGTCTGTGAGAATAAGTATCCTAAGACTGCTCGATTTCATGAGCTCCGTTTAGAAACTTTAGACGGAACTCATGAACTTGAGATATGTGAAAAATGTGCAGACTTCTTTGATAAGTCTGCTGAAGTGATTATGAAAGGACGCAGCGATGAAGGCATTCGACTTCGTGACATCGATCAACTCGACCAAGAAGAACCTGATGAAAGGTACGGAGAATGATACACTCGCCGAGAAGACTTACAGTCCTTGGCTAACGAATCGTTCTCTGTCCTACTTTGCGGATAGTATCCATGCCGCAAACATGATGAACTGCAACCACCACCTCGACAACAAACTCCAATATTCTTTTTTGATAAATATCATACGACCTAGCAAACGCTTTGCGAAGTGGGTGAAAAAAGAAAAGGATGGAGATCTCGAAGCGGTTGCAGAGTATTACGGTTATAACCGCCGTGCTGCCAAGGCAGCTCTTGATATCCTCTCCTCTGAACATATAAAAATAATAAAGAAAAAGATTCAGAAGGGTGAAACATGAGTGTTTTAGAAAGTTTAATTGAAGTGAGGCTCGGCGAAGAGGATGATTTCCTAAAAGTTCGTGAAACTCTGACTCGTATCGGCGTGGCTTCTCGTAAGGACAAGACTCTTTATCAGTCTTGCCATATTCTACACAAACAAGGCAAATATTATATCGTCCATTTTAAAGAGCTCTTTGCTCTTGACGGTAAACCTTCAGACTTCTCTGAAGAAGATAAAGGTCGAAGAAATACAATAGTCAAGCTTCTCTCCGACTGGGGATTGATCGCTGTTGTTGATCAAGAAAAGATCACAGAGCCTCAGACTCCATTGAACCAAATTAAGATCCTTCCATTCAAAGAAAAAAATGAATGGAGTCTCGTGACAAAGTATAATATAGGAAGAAAAAAATGAGCAAGCATGTAAAATTCGTAGAGTTCATCAATGAGACTGGCGGTAAGTATCTCGTTAACGTCGATCTCCTAATCGGTGTCGTTGAGCATCGCGGCAAGGTGATGATTCGTACTGTCGACGATCGCGGATCTGATACCATTCTCGATACCATCGACGAAGTTGTAGAGAAGCTAGCAGCTCTTAACGACTAATAACTCCTAAAGTTTTTAAAAAAAATACGCTCAGATTAATTTCTGGGCGTATTTTAGCATGTACATTATTTCGAAAACAGGGTATCCTGGGTATATGATGATGAAAGGAAATATTGACATGCTTACTCTCTCGGACATCAACGTTCTTACCAACTCTAAGGATGGTGACATCTACTCGGACCTTTATAAG